GACGCCGTCTAATGATGCTGCCATACTAATATTTATAGAAAAAGACAGGGGCCGTAGCCCCTGTTTGGTGTAACCCCACCGTAGTTTATTTTTTCTTGAATTGCGGAGGTACTTCGCCTTTTTTAGGCTTTTTACCTTTTGCTAAATCGTTTTTACCTTTGCCATCTTCTGCGTAATCCGGAATACCGTTTTTGTTAGCATCTGGCTTTTTCTTTTCACTAAGTGCTTTCATTAGTTGTGCTTTAATAGCTTCTACAGCCATTGCATTGTCGCCGTCTTGAGCAGCAGCGTATGATTTCTTTTTCTTGTGTAAATCGTCGCCCATCATGTTTGTCATATAATCCTGATCACGATAGTCTACATCATCTTCTGAACCTTCGGGCGAATTAGCCCATTCTTCCATATCTGTATCGTCGCAGCAACATGGTGCTTCACCGCATTCTTCGCACGGTGCTTCTTCCATCTCAATTTCTTCGTGTTCGTGATCTGGTTCATCTACAAGATCACGTAATCTTTCCATATCCATGCGCATTGGCAGTTGTTGCGGCATATCCATATCGCCAACTTCTTTTGCATCATTCATGCCTGCGTTTTTCATCATGTTGATTAGATCTTCAACGTGCTCTTTGCCGCTTGCATTTAAGCTCACGTTCATTGTTACTGGATTGCCTTTGTCTTCTGGTGCAGGAAGTGAAGCCATTGGTGGCATACCGCCTTCATCCATTCCTGGAGGACATTCGTTAATTGCATCCAATGATTCCATTAGTTTTTTAATATCTGACATATTTAACTCCCTACCACTGCTTTGGTATTTTCTGTATCGTCCATTTGTTTTGCTGTTTCGCCGTCTGGTGCAGCATCTGCTCCATCAGGAACTGCTGCCTCCTTGCGAGCTTTTTCAAGTTCTGCTAGAAGTCCCATTATACGCTCGCCGCCGACATGTTCCTGGCCACTTTCGCCGCCCATGTCTTCTTTTGTGAGCATCGGTTCGTATACTTCGTCTTCTTTAGTTTCTTGATATAATTCTTGTGGTTCGTTTGGATTACGAACAATAATATGACTTTGTGAAATTCCGCAGCACTGACCTAGGTATTCTTGTAGTATTTGTACTGTAGTAGGATATTCTGTTTCTACTACGAAATATGTAACTTCCATATTTTGTAATTGTGGGAAATCTAATGGACGTTCTTGTATAGGCGTTTTCTTACCTGCTGAACTACTTAGTAATTTAAACTTTTGTAGTGCAGTTTCCATATGGTCTTGAAACCCTTCTGGCAATTCACCTGCAACACCGATTTTAAACTCGTATGTTTTTTTAGATTCTGTTAATATTTGTGCAAATGATTTCATTTGTTATTCCCTGTCATATATATTATTTATCTTTATCTAAGCCTTTTAGACGTTCTAACAGACTGTTGCGATCAGTAACAACATAGCCGCTTCCTTCGATCATTCCCTGATCACCTTTATTCCCGTCATTATCCATTTTTTCTTTTTTAAGTTGTAATTCCACCATCTTAAGTTTTTTATCTAGTTTAGCAACTTTAGCATCTAATGATGTTTTAAGCATTCCGCCTGCTACTTCAAACACTCTGCCACTGTAGCGACTTTCAACATTCATTCCTAAGTCCATTAAGTCTTCATACGCACTCATAGCCTTGTCTGCTACTTCGTTTAACTCTTTGTCAGCCATTTCGCCGAGGCCTTTTACTTGCGGTAGCGCAGCAGTAATTTTATCAAACTCCTCCATATCTCTAAAGGTTTCTGCTTGAGTGACTTCGTACTGTTTTTGTTCTTGTTCTTGTTCTTCTGCTTGTTCTATAATTTCTTTAGAATCAGGCAAATTTAACAAATCTTCTAGTTTTTTAGTCATAATAACTTTCCATTAACTGCTACTTTTATTTATCGTTTTCGACCGTTATGAAAGATGTCATCTTCAGTAACAATTCGGAATATAATTCCTTTTTGCTTGCACCAGGCCCTTGCTGCTTCCCACTTTGCTTGATTAACAACCCAGTGTGCTTGATTGGTTTTAGAACGGCCTGTTTTTTCTTTTAGTGTTTGATTCTTTGGCTTAACTTCTATAAGTTCAACACGCTGTTTCCCGCCACGGTCGTTATAAACTATAAAAAAGTCAGGAACATATACAGTATGTTTACCAGTAAACGGATGTCTATAAGGGATACGTACAGCTTCACTTGCCCATTGTGCAATAGCAGGGTGCTCGTCGCAAAACTTCATAAAGTGAAATTCCCACCCGCTTCTGTATGTAGGAGTCTTTGTTCCTACATACTTGTCAGGGTTTTTAAGTTGAAACTTTCCTGATGCAAATCGGCCCATATCACACTATTATATTCCTTTGGTCAAATAGTTGATTTTCAGACTGTTGTCTATAGCCTATTGAACTTGTTTTTCTTCTATTAGCATTAATAATTTGAGCAACAACATTGCTTAATTGCACATCGTTAATGCCCTTTAATGTATCTAATAGTTTAAATATAGGCACACTATCTCTTTTAGCTTGTTCAAGTAGTACGCCACCAGTATTGATAGCAGCAACTTTTTCAAATCCTCTTTTAAGGAAGTATCCGACTACTGCATCAACTTCGTTTTGAGTATAGGATATAGCACCGTTGCTATAAAAACTATTAAAGTATAATAAAGTATCATCTATTTCTTTATCGTTTGGAAGTCCTGTCTGTCCCATTATTTAAATTTTCCTATTGAGTTGCTTGCCATAGTTGCAAGTTTTTGGTCACCAGCTGCTGCACGATCGACTAATTCGTCTATAACATTGCTCTGTTCTTTTGACGTTGGATACCTCTGTTTAAATTCTTGCATACTTGTTATGCCAGGTAAAGCGCCCGAATTAATTGCCGAGGCAGTAAAACTATAACGTGCTCTAATCCTGTCAGCACCTTTAATAGGGCTAAGAGTAGAAGATGACTTTCCTATTGCCCTTACTAAATTAGAGCCATTATATCTTTTATAAAATTTATCTTCAGAAGATACTACTACTGTTTCTTGATTTTTTGTATCTTTTTTAGGCGTGGTTGTTTGATTTATAGTAGGAAACTGTTGCTCTTTAAATGATGTTCCCGATTGTATACTTTGAGAATTACGTGTAATATTATTAAAAACGGTGTCTATAGGAGTTACTAAACTAGGTCCTCCGCTAACATACTGATTACCCCTGCCTCGCAAGTCAGGTTCTGATAACGGACTAGGAGTCTGATCGTATCCTGTTTCGGGATCAGTAAATGCAACTGGTTCGCTATTTTCTCCTATATCTCCATTTGAATACATTACAGCTTCGTAAGCTATACTTACTGAATGTTCATTCATGCCCGAGCCGTCGGATGCATCAACATTGCCATGATTCCATTGTACAATTAAAGGATTTACTAGAGTGTAAGCAAAGTACTGCTGTCTCGATAGTTGATATATTGTGATAGACGAAAAGAAAGGACCTGCATTTGCATTGTTTAATCCATATTTTGGAACATTTTCTGCGTACTTGTCTCTAGTAGCATACGGGCCTGATACTAACGCATTCTTTTGTACGTCATGGCTTCCGTCTATATAATAATATTTATAGTATTCTTCAAACATTGATCGCACAACACCAAGATTGTCATCATGAAACGTCATATTAACATCATTATAATCTATGCGTGTTTGAAATTGTTTAATTCTATTGTATTGCTTTTTGTTTTCTACACTAACATTAAAGCTAGGTAAATCAGCTGTTTTTACTAGCACCCCAATTTGTTTCTGGAATGCAAAGGAATTAGAAGTAGCAGTATTTCCTAATTCAGGTGACGGCTCAAACAAACAGTGATAGAGATACTTTGTTTTTGGAGCAAAAGCCAAACCATATTCATAAAAAAGATTTCTTGCGTGTTTATAATCACGTAAGTGTATATCTCTACTTGCTTTTGTATATTGTGATTGTACTACTGCCATATTGTATTTATCCTATAAAAAACGGGAGCCTCAAAAGAACCTCCCGTTGAATAATGGCAATTTTAAAAAGTATTAGGAACCTTGTCCTGATACTATCTCGCCGCCTGTGCTGCCTTGTGTATTTCTTGCTGTTGCTATGCCAACGCCTTCTGGAGCACCTGCACCGCCTGCACCATATTGTACAGCATTGTCATAACGAATTGTTAGAGCAATTTGTACTGGATCATTTGTTCCGTATGCAAGTGTGTTATAGTTTGCTGATTCCAAATAGCAGCCTACTAGCTCATATGCGTCTAGTACGTTAGCGTTAAATCCGCCGTTACCGCCATCTAAGATTTCAATCTTTGTTGAAAATTTGTAAGTACCTGATGATACTGCACTCGACTGTTCAAAGAAGTCAAACTGTCTTTGTAGCTGTCCGCCAACAATTTTTTGTACATTGTTGTTTGCATCATCACGTAAGTTTAGTGTAATTGGTTCCCATGTATGCTTACCTGCAAGATATGTTCTTGAATTATAAGCATCGATTGTAATTTGTTCAAACGACAAGTTTGGACGAGTTACATCAACTACGTTTTGGGTTAAATCCCTTGTACCGTTTACACTGACGCCGCCGCCAAATCCAGTGAATAATACACGGAAGCGATATTGTAGCTTAGGCATCAATATCGAGCTGTTTGTATTGGCTCCACCAGTTGGTACACTAATATTGTCTAAAGTTGTAATTGCCATTATTATCTCCTATTACAGTAGTATTTATGCATATTTGGACGGGGAATAATCCCCGTCCATTATGTACGCACTTAACCTAGTGCTGCAATTTCTCCTGTATTCTTAATACGCAACGGTATGTAAATAAACTCAATTGCTTTTACCGGTTCAATAGCAATGTCTAAGTATAGCTCATTTCTGTCAATCCTTGCCGGAGTATTATTTGATTCGTCGCATACTGTTAAGTAATCATAAAGTGCTCTTAGGCCTACTAATTCTAACAGTAGCGCATCTGCTGCTGCTTTAACTTGATCACGTGTGATCTTGTCATTTGGTTCAAACAAGTAAGGTCTTGCAAGTAATTCTAGCTGACCACGTAAGTAAACAGTTAAACGTGCTACGTTAATTCTGTCTAGCGCACTTGCATTTCTTGCACGAGTCTTTTGTCCAAATACAACAAGTCCTGCTCCGTTAATAAACGTAATTGGGTTAATGTTGTTTGAATATAATGTATCGCGCTGTCCAGTGTTAAGTGAAACAGTTTGGAATTCACCTTCTGCTGTTACATAACCTGTTGAAGTTGCGTTTGTAACTCCGCCACGTCTTGTACCTGCTGGTGCAAACCATGGATAAGCAACTTGGTCGTTTAGTAGAATAGTACGTAGTGCCATATGCGATGCCGGAACAACAACATTGTTACCAAAGTTATCGCTTGTAAATCCTGCTGGATAATACATACCCAAATACTCATCACGGCTAACTGCACCGTCATCGTTATCTTCTACTGCACCTGCTACGTTAGATGCCCACTCATTAAGCGATGTTGCATCTGGTGTTAAACGGAACGGTGTGTCACCTACAACAAATGCTGTTAAACGTCTGTCATAGTTTAGACTTACCATTTCACCAATTAGCTCTGGATAACCAGGGCAAGCAATTAAGTTAAACTGACGACTTTCTTCGTCACGGATATCTTGGTTGCTATTAACCATTGCTTGTAAAGCTGTTACAACAGTTTTACGCACAGCATGTCTACCAAATGTACCCGATCCATCTTCGTTGTTACCCGAAGCAGTTACCCAACGATGTGGATAATAATCATTCATTGATTCGTCTTCTAACGACCCACTATTACCAATAACTTGGAAGCGTCCGTTATCTTCTGCTGTATCAATGTAATTACGACGGAATTCTTTTACGTTAAATCCTGAACGTCTCATATTCCATAGTAACATACCTTTTGGATATAATGCTGCATCTGGTGCATCTGGATCTAAGTAATCGCTTGTTAATAGGTCTGCAATTTCTGCTGCTGCACTATTACTACCTGCATCACTCCAACGTGCATCTGCAAACAATACGCCTGCATCTGTTGTTTGGTCGGTAATGTCTCTAGCTATCCAGCTTTCCAATGTTGCATTGTAAACGTATACACCTGGATAATCTTCAATATTTGCTGTATCAATCCAAAGGTCGCCGTCTACTAATGCTGTACCATCTGATTGTGCAGTTGGTTCTGTTGCACTAACAATAGGACCTAGTGGATCACAATCTGCATAATCTGCACTAAAGTTTTGATATCCAACCCAATTACTACCATCGTGTATTAACATGTCAACTTCGTCAACTACTGAACTATACCAAATTTTTCCATCTTCTGTCAAACTTGCTGGAGCATCAGGTGATGCTGTATAGTCTAGTTCTTTCCATAAACTAATGTCATAATCTACAATAGCTTCTACACCTGTAAAGCTAGGTGCATAGTAGAAGTTTGCTGTGCCTTCATTTGATGTAAAGTTGTATGCTGCAAATCCTGCTAGTGCAATTAATCCGTCTGTATCTGTGATACGGATTTGACCGCCTAGTTTATGCTCAATTGCAACTTTGCCTGTGCTATCTACATAAGAAACGATATTAGTAAATCCTACTGCATTAATTTCGCCAGCAATAGCATCTGCATCAGCACTTGCACCAGTTGTAGTAACTACTATTGTTTTTGCTGTACCTAATACATTATCATTAGCAACAGTTTCTTGCATATCAAATGAATACGTTCCTGCTGTTAATTGCGTAGTGATCTTTTCACTCTTTGCAGAAGATGCGCCTGTGCCGTTGCGTACATAAACTTTGAAGTTAGCAATAGTAGGATCATCTTCTTCTACATTTGCCTTAACAAACAAGTCTCCTGCCCTTAATGCAGTGCCACCTGTTTTATCAAGATCGTAAATAGCACGTTCTGGTGTTGTATACATTGGTGCATCCAATGTCATCCATAACTGTGTATCTTCGTTATACTGTTTTACTGCAAATTCTGCGCCACCGTTTGGATTAGTTGTTTTAATCCAAACACTGCCTGTTGGTGCAGGATCTGTATCAGTTGACTTAAATGCAGGTACACTTGTATGTGGCTGGATAGCTAATTGTGGTGTTTGATATGTATCTTCGACAATACCTAACACGCCAGCATCTGATGCAGTGCTTGCTGGACCTGTCAATGATCCAACACCGCCTTCAATTTTAACCATGCCATCAGTTGTTGCGCCATCTGACTGCGCAGTACTGTTAGCATAAATTTCCAATGCTCCGTCAACTGCTGCTGCTGCAACGCCAGTAATACCAGCAGTATTAATGTCTGCTGCTAATAGTGCAACTGTTGCACCTGAGGCAACAACTGTAGATCCATTGATTATAATCGAGTCACCCGGTGTAATTGTTGGATTAGTGTTAGTACCTCTTACTACGTAATGGCTTGCTTTCCACTGATCTGATCCAACTTCTACCCAACTACCTGCTGCTCCTGCTAGTGTGTTTGTACCAGCAGTTTTATACCACAAACGATTCATTGTTGTAGTTGCATCTACAGCATAGCCGCCGATTTGGCCAATTGATGTTTTTGGAGCATCTGTTAGTGTATCAATGTCCGATTCTTCTACAACTACTGTACGTACTTGTGATGTAAATGTCTGTCCGCCTGTCGTTGAAAGCGGTGCTGAATTCCATTCTAGAATTCCAAAACTTGTTACTTGTGTGTCAAACCAGTATGCTCCGTTTGCCGGTTCACCTTCTGGTGCTTCAGCTGACGGATCTAATTCGCCTAGATCTAAATCAGCTCTTACTACATATGCTGAATTTGATACTCCGAGTAATGAATATGCTGTTTGAAGGCCGTATTCGTTTAATTCGCCTGCATGGATCATATTTCCATTGTTATCTGCTTTGAAGATTGGGTCTCCAAATGTTTCACCTAGTTCTCGTTGACTAGTGATTAAGTATGCTTTACCAGCATTGGCTTTCGTTGTACCAGGAGCAATTCCTGATCCTGAACTACTTGTCTTATTGCTGGCAGAAGCAACAAATATTACAGGAACTGTGCCTGCTGCTGCTGGGGTGTAAAACGATTCGTCAATTACATTAACCTCTACACCTGGTGATACTAAAGCCATATTTTTCTCCTATAGGATAGTGTGTTCTGCTATTGTATTTAGCACATATCGAATAAAAATACGGGATAATAGCTATTAAAAAGGGACCGAAAAGGTGAGGTAAATACAATATGAGACCATTATGCACTTGCGGACAGCGTCCAGCAGCAATAAACTATAAAAAAGGTAATAAAACTTATTATCGAAAGCTGTGCGAAACATGTTTACGTAACGGAGCAGGGCATGGTATTCCTAAATG